AATGATTTTAATTTATAGTTTGTTCTTGTTAAAATTTCGATTTGTTTCTCTACTGATAGTTGATTTTGTTTGAATTTCCAACGCCAAGTGGCTACCGTGTAGTAATTTACGCCAGTAGCCTGTGCGATTTGCGTGTTGGTGTTTTTGGTGAATAAATCAAATAATGCTTCGTGTGTTTCCATATTTCAAATATAAACAATTACTCTGACTTTTCGTGTAAGTAATTGTAAAAATCTTCCTTGCGTGGGTTTTCAAACTTGGCATCATCATAACCCATTTTGTAGGCAAGGTTAACTTCCAGTTCAATGGATTTTTCCAAGCGGTCAACAATGGAGTTGATGAATGTAAGTGGTACATCTTTCATCCCTGTATCGGCAAGGATTTCTTTTAATAGTTGGTGTGGTTTTGTTATCATTTTGTTTTTTTATTGGTTAATTTAATTGATAACCACCAAAGTCCGTAAATAACTGCTATGGTGGTGTAAACTGCGAATCTTAAAAAGTTTTGGTCGTACATATTATTTAGTTTTAAAAGGGGCGGTTAAGCCCCTGTGAATTATTTATTTAAATTGCTGAATTGAATTTTATGAATGTCTTGTGCTATATATACATACACTTGGTGTGTGTTACGAATACCTGATTTTTTAAAATAGTTCATTGATTCTTCAACGCTTTTACCTGTCAAATACATAAAATAGTAAAGCAAATCTTCATAAGTAGCAAAATCATAACCTTTAACACTTAACTTCTCGATGAATTTTGCGATAACCGTTTCTTTGTTGTTTTGTGCGTTTTTCATATTGTTTCGTTTAATTGTATAGCAAATATACATCCATATTTTATATTTCAAAAATAAAAAGAACGAATAAGTAAAAATACCGCACATTTTTTGTGAATGAACGGTTTTTATGAGTGAATGGAATTAAAGCGTTTTAAGAGCCTCAATTAATTCGGGTTGGGGAAATGTATCAACCTTGTCTTTGCGTACGCTACAATGCGTAAAAACGCCATTTTCACCACTTAAAGCACGTTTAGTTACATCCCAAATATCTTCATTATAAGAAATATCAATCCCGTACTTGTCTTTCCACAACTTTAATAGGTGTACAACCGCATCAATTTGAGCCTGTGTGTATGAATGGTAGTGTTTGAATCCTCGATGTGGCTTTGCCAATGTAGTAACCTCATCACCTTGGATTTCTTTGCCTGTATAAGAATAGTATTTCTCACCTTTTTTTGTCAGTTGCCCCCAAGCGATTAGTTCAATTCCGATGCTTAACTTGTCCAAGTTAAGGTAACTGAACCCGTTTTCTTTGAACACGGAGTTGGGCAGTCCTAAATGATACGCCCAAAATTGTGAGCCGAAGCCTTGCTTGATGCTTCCATCCCTATCAATTACAACACAAGTTGCAATGCGTGGTTTATCTTTACCCCACCATCCAAATACATCATCACCCTTACCAGTACCAGCAGTATGGTGTAAGTATATTTGAGTTTTGTTGGTTGCCTCTTTGTAGTAATCGTTAAATGGTATTTGTGTTATTTTCATCTGCCTTGTCCTTTATAAGCCTTGCTTGACTTGTGTTTGTTAACGTGTTTAGTATGCCTTCCCAATTTTGATTTGGGCTTCGACTTAAAACTACTGGTTTGCGTTGTTTTTGCCATTGGTGTATTTGTCTATAACCGTGTAACCAAGCGAGAAAATTGTGATGAACTCCACCGCTTCAACGAGTTTATCGCTATTATAATAAACCATAGAGCCAAAAAGCACCAAAGCGCCAAAAATACCAACAAACCTTTTGGATGAAAATTCGCCCTTGTCACCTTTGAATAACTCACTTATTCTCATAGAAATATTTTTCAATTAAAAGACTATCGTTAACGGCTCTGATTTCCTCTAAAACTATCGCAGCACTATCGCACATCATTTCGGAGTGGTGTATCTGCTCTTCGGCTTTTTGCTCAATATCAGGTTCAATTGCAACCGCCATAATTAAAGCGATAAGCGATAACGCGTATAGAAATTTCATATCTTACCTAAATTTTTGTAAATGCTTATTTCAGTAATTAACGCAGAACACAAACTATCTTGCGTTTTTAACATCTTGGACATCTTTTCAAGTTTATCCTCACATAACTCCAACCGCTTTTCACAACGGTCATTGATGGCTTTGCTTTGGCGTTCTGCCCTATAATAAAGCACACTCACAACGACCAACATCAAGAATGTTATTGCCTTGGTTGGATCGCTCTTAAATTCGTCAAAGGTTATTGGTAGTTTCATCGAATGGGTTAGGTGTGTATTCTATTCGTTCTAATTCATTTAGTTGGTCGTGAATTTCGGCAAAGTTAGGATCGTTTAAAACTTCAGTACCTACTATCCATCTATCGCTTCCATCCTTTACGAATAGCAACTCGCTTGAGTTATAATGGTAGCCGTTTAAGGCGTTGTATTGTTCGGTATTTGGGTTTAATACTATCATAGTGATGTAATATAAGTATTTAAAGCGTTGTAAATGTTGGTATTTTCTGATACCAGTGATGCTCCCATTCCGTATATTTTCATTTTATTTGTGCTTGATACATAGGATAAGTTACCAGCCAATATCCATTGGTTATTATTATCAATAATTGTACTTGTGGAAGTCCCACTTGCCTGTGTTGTATTAGCAAACATTTCAACATTTGATACAGATGTGCGGTATATAGATCTATATATATTATTATTACACCAATTAGAGGGTGATAATCCTGTCGTTAAATTTAAAGCACCTTGATTTATTCTTTGGCGTGTATGTAAGTTAATATTTCGAGTTACATTACTTGTTCCCCCATTAGAAGATTCAGGATAACCATTGTCGGCTGGTAAATCCCCATACATTATTCTTCCCGCATTATTAAGGGTGTAATTTAGTCCACTTGTTGATGGGTTAAAATTTGTATTTATATAAGCACTTGTGCCATTGCCACTAAAACCTACATTTGTTGTGAACGTAGGACTATTCACCGCAGTATATTGACTCAATCTCTTCCAATCTATTAAAGCAAAATCACTATTTCCGTTTGTTGCAAAAACTGCAAATGTGTCTAACTTGCTCCAAATACCACCATTTTTTAAATCTACAACTAACTGGTTTTGTAATAATTGTTGAGATGCACTTGGTAAGGTATAGCCTTGCGTTGTGGCATAATCTAATACAGCCTGATAGTCTGCATCAAATGCAATTTGACCTATTGAACTTGCTAAAAATCCGTGTGTCGCTAAAATCATGCTACTATATCTCCAAATAAATACCACTCATCAGTACCTATCTTTATCAAAGTAGCACCGCTATACTGCACGTTAAGTTTTAACTTACCTCCGTTACTTCTAACGGTCACTCCACTTGTTGCAACTATTGTCGTTTGTCCTGATCCATATTGAGCCAAAAGAATTTGAGTGCCTGTTGGAAATGCAACTGAAGAATTTAAAGGGATAGTCAAGTTATTTGCACTACCTACGTTCATTTCAACCAACTTGTCAGCATCAGATAAAACAAGTGTATAAGAAGCCGTTTGACGGTTGGTTGTGATTAGTTTATTCGTCTTTGTGTCTAATGCAGTTTGAGTTGCCGTTGACACGGGCTTGTTGGCATCCGATGTATTATCTACATTACCCAAACCAACATCAGATTTGCTTAAATCAATGTTACCACTTCCAAGTAAACTTTGACCTTCAAGTGTTTTGATATTTGTCCCGCTTACAAGCGTGTCTTGCTTACTTGCCAATTGGGAAATAGTAGCGAATAAACCAACTGCCCAATCGTAAACCGCCTTAACTGATGGGTATTTAGTGTTGGAGGCTTGGTCAGTTGTTACTGATGTGCTTTTATTTGCAACGTCCTCTTTACTTGCCGCTAAACCGCTATACTGCGAGTTTGTCGCATTGTCACCGCTATTTGTGCCGCTTGTGTTTCCGATAACGGTTAATTGTGCATCAGTTACATATCTCTTATTGCTGCTATCTGCAATATCTGCGGTGGTTGCATCTGCTCCAGCAGTTACTAAACCTTTTGCATCGTAGGTGATTTTAGTTTTTGTCGCTCCTGTGATTGCAGCGTTTTCGTCAACTTTCGCATCTAACTGGGTTTGAATTGCAGAGGTTACTCCGTTTAAATATTGAAACTCCGCATTACTTACACTTCCGTCAGCCAACTTTGCAGCGTCAATCCCTGTGCCTAATTTAGCATTACTTACAACACCGTTGTCAATGGTCCAAGTTGCTCCGCTACTTGTTACGGTTATATCACCTTTGTCTCCATCGGTAACGCCACCACTTGCAGCCGCAATCGTGATTTGATTTGTGCCATTATCAGTAATGGTTACATTTGCACCTTCTACCAATGTTATCGCACCACTTAACCCATCAAGAGTAGTTACTCCACCGCTTCCGCTAATGGTAATATTTCCACTTCCTAAAAGTGATTCGTTATTAATGGTTTTGATATTGCTTCCGCTTACAAGTGTTGCTTGAACGGTAACTGAACCCGTTGAACCATTAACACTTTGCACGGGGCTTTGAGCCGCTATTTGGGAAATACTTATTTTTTTGGTTGTATCATCACTCACATCCACAATGGGAAGCACATCAGTAGAGGCTACCGTGGTAATTGCCGTGAGTTGACTTATCTTTTGGTCTGGCATAATTAATTAACGATTTAAGGTGTTTTTGTTATAGGTCCGATTCCTTGCGCCCATAGTGTGCCGTCACAACATTTCACACTATATTTCAAGGTATTTTTGCAGAGGCATCCACGCTTTGAACTTGGAGGGGATGACCTTGACGGGGTTTCTTTTAAAACTTTTTGATTAGCCATAATAAAATTGAAATTAACGCAATCAGAATAACCCAAGGATTCCAATCCTTTTCCTTCATTATCACTTGGGGTACATTTACGGTTTTAGTGATTTTAATCGTGTCAGGACGTTGCTTTATGTATGTACGAATAACATCGTGGTCACGATAAATTTCAACCCTCACGCTACCCGTATCAATGATAATAGTATCGTGTACTTGGGTTTCAAAAGTCTCATAAATCTCTACCGAATCGGTATAAATGATGGTATCTAATTTTACTACTTGTGGTTTACAAATTGTACCATCTTTTTTACAGGCTTGTTTTAAGTGCCATTGAGCCGAGCAAGATGATAACAATACCATTAACACAACTGCCTTGGCAAATAAAAAGGATTTCACGGGCTTGGAAGCCTTGATTTCCTTGTATACTTTCTCCAACTTTTGCACCTTATCGGGCTTGGGCTTGTAGGGTTTTTTTATAGATTCCATCCTGTGTAATTACTTGGATCTTGGTCGGGGTACATTCCACTTTGTTGGTCTTGGGTAAATTCAGGGAATAGTTGAGGGTAATAATTCAAATAACTCACCGTCTTTTGGCGATAAGTTTCTGCGATATCTCTTTGTCTTTTCACTATCATATCAATCTCAACCCTATCAGGTAACTGCGTATTTTCGGGAGTATTCCGAACAATACCAGCGTTACTTATCTCATAGCCGTGGAATAACAAAAAGTCAGCCATCGCATAGTGAATGAGCATC